CTGTTGTCCTTTGATAGCTCGCCCTTCAGTTCTAAGCTTGTTCTTAAGTAGGCGTGGAGTTCTTTCCACGTTATAGAATCGGGTCTGTTGGCTTTGAAAGCTTGTTTGATGATTGAGGGTACAATGTATCAACTCTTAACTCTTATGAGCTTAGAGAGGCATACAGAGAGCCATATAAGGGTTAATACTAGCTAAATAGATGATACACGACATTAAAAGATAATGATGACAATGAAGAGGGGTGGGGGTGCGCCTTTGAACCTTATGGAGAAATTTTAATAGTAAGTACTTCCCTCCACATAGCACCTCCCAAAAACCATCTTCCTTATCCCCTGACAATGGTCTCTTGAGTATCCCACTACCTTTATCTAATACATTAACTGTTCCCCATAGAACACTATGACCATTCTATACATCACCATCGCTATCATTCTAGGCTTCCTCACAGGCTCTATTTTGACGTATAAAGCGATGTTAAGAGTGGTAAAGGTACTTTCCCCCGAAAAGGTAGATAGGGTGGTAAACAAGTTCAAATCTAACTTTAAAAAAGAGAAGACAACCTTTCATTCTCCCAGTAAAAAGGAAGGTCCACTCGAAGGATTAGAGGATGAGGATTTTGAGACAGAAAAAGGGGGTGGTGCGTAATGAACGGTACCCACGGTACATTTTGTGAATGTATAGAATGTAGTAACCGAAGAATGATTCCCGGCTCACAGACCACCTACCGAGCGCGGGAGATAAAGATGGTATGAAAGCCTCTGTTAAGGAACTCGTGAAGTCAGACTCGGGACGTAAGTACCTAGAGAAGGAACGCAAAGAAGCGGGTACCGACCTCTTACAACCGACGGATCAAAAGTTTAAACGAGTCTATGGAGCTAAGATTGAGCGTGATAAGAAGACACGGGAATATCAAGAACAGCAAAGTCGCGATGGGAGGATATATTTGAAGGAGAAGCGGGAGTACCGTGAGCGTAAAGTGGGTGAAAGATTAAGTCGATGACCCCCTTTTTGTTGAGTTGACCAAAAAGGTGTGAGTATGGTGTAGTTAAAGGTGGTATGTACATTTTATCAATTCTTTATCGACCGGATTGGTAGACTTTCCGTTTCATATCACCTTTAAACACATCATATGAAAATATCCTTCCAAACACTCGATACCAATGACGATATAGGTAACGTATATAAACTGAATCCTTCTCAAGAGCGTTTCTGGACGTCTCCTAAAAAGGTGGTTTTGTTTAGTGGAGGGTTTGGATGTATTGCGGGTGAAACAAAAGTATATGATGCAGAGAGAAAGGAATATCGTAGGGTAGATACTATAGATGAATCTTTTTATGTTTTAACAAAGTCAGGAAAGAAAGCACTCTCTTTACCCCCTGTTAAATATGGAAAGAAATCCTTGTATAGGATTTCGTTCAGTAATGGAAAAGAGATAGTTGTTACTTTAAATCACCGTTTTTATACTTGCAACGGTTGGAAGGAACTCCGTCACATCGGCATTGGCGAACCGCTTTTTGAATCTTCTCCTTCCCTTGCTTTGACCATTGAGGAATCTTTCCTGTCAATTCTTTTTTCAGGTGTTCTCCGTTTTTTGAAAAGAGTTCAAGATTATCGATTCGGTTATCGTTCTTTATTCCGTTTTTATGATGAACGACCTCTAGTGGCTCAAGATGCCTTCCAAGATACCGTTCCATTACAAGACGATGTTCTCGAACATACCCTAACGCGTTGGCAAAAGGATGCTCGCGCTTTACGAGAATATATCCCGATTTATCGATTATTCTCCCGCCCTTCCAAGAAGGATTCTTCGCGCCTTTCCGCGCTCCTCGAGGAAGGCGGGGAAGATTATATTTCCGAAGAAGTTTCTGAACATACTTTTGAGAAATTCCGGTTTTCTCGGAAATCTCTCTTGAAGAGAATCCTTCGTAAGATTGTAGTAAAGTTTTATAGTCCATATGCTAATCCTACCATAACGGTAAAGAATATTCAATTCGAAAAAGTGGATAACTATTATGATTTACACGTTATTGGAAATCATAACTATTTAGCAGAAGGAGTCTTTAATCATAACTGTGGAAAGTCCCTTATGATGGTCTTTAAGGCTATGGACCTTTCGCTGAAGTACCCGGGAAATATGATACTGATGGGTCGTAAGACCTATGTTGAACTTAATGACTCTCTCATTAAAGAATTCTTTACCCTTGTTCCCGATGGGCTTATCAAGCAGTACTATAAAGCAGAGCGCAGGGTAGAACTTCATAACAAATCAGAGATTATATTTAGGCATCTTGATAAAATGGTAGCAACGGAGATACGTTCGATGAACCTCGGTGCCGCGTTTATCGATCAGGCAGAGGATATCTCAAAGGATGTATTCCTCGCTATTAAGGGTCGTCTTCGTCGGGACTGCGTCGGTGATGGGGACCGTCGAATCTATATGTCTATGAATCCCGAACTGACGTGGCATTTTGCAGACTTTAAACAGAATCTCGATCCCGACTATGAACTTATCGAAGCTTCGACGTTAGAGAACGAAAAGAACCTTCCTGCTGAATATATCGCGGACCTGAAAAAGTATCCTGAAGCATATTATAAACAGTACGTGTTAGGTATATGGGACGAAAGTTTATTGGCGGGTAACGTTGTCTTTGATCCCGAGCATATCGAGTATATGCAAACGACCGTGATGGATCCTATTGAGATAAAGGAAGGACTTCAAATCTATCGGAAATTTATTACGGGACATACGTACCAGACCGGTATCGATGTTGCTGAAGGCGCGGATGAAGGTATCGACGTTAAGAAGGATAACTCCGCGATAACGATTGTCGACCTGACGACCCTAGAGGAGGTCGCGCATTGGGCGGGACAACTCCCTCCTGACGTTGTTGGCGAAAAAGCCGCTAAATTCGTTGGATGGTATCAAGATAAGAATTCAATTAACACGGTATTTCCCGAAATGAACGCAATAGGACTCGCGCTCGTTAATAAACTCCGTGAATTTCCCGAGATTCATATACATCGTAGAGAGGAGTATGACAAAACTGTCGGAAAAAAGGTTAAACGTTTAGGGTGGAGAACGACACGACAAACCAAACCACTTCTTATTTCAAATTTTCAGGAGAGACTTCGAAAACAGAAACCTAGAGTTCGGACCAAAGAGACGATCGCAGAATACAAGACCTTTATTTATACCGGCAATACGAAGAAATCTGGTATGGGTGCTAAAGAACGTTTTCACGATGATCGGATTATATCGCAACTGCTCGCATTTTTCACTCCCGGAGAGATACACGATGCGAAAGTCTTACATTCTGAATCTCAAAATGGTAAAATAGTAGACATACAACCTACCTTATTGATACGACACGGTAAAGCGCGATTCTCGCATCTCGAAAAGAGGGAAGGAGTATTAAACTGGAAGACGTTATAATGGCTAATCAAATACAATCAGATCTTATACCGGAAAAGTTCGATGCTAAAGCTACGGATAAGGAGTTAGAAGCAACCTTTCGAAAGTGGTTTACTGAAAGTAATACCTACCACGAGGAAATTTTAAAAAAACAGAACATTTCCGAGCGTTACTATAACGGTGAACAGACCAATCTTCACGATATACCAATATATCTTTCAAATACGGTTGAAAACCGTATATTCGAAGCTGTCGAGACGCTCGTACCGGTCGCTACTGCAAACGCTCACCAGTTTCAGGTAATGCCAGCAGATCCCGAAGATGAGAAGTCGGTTAAAAACGCGCAGGCAAATGATAAGGTACTCGATAGTAAATATCGCACTTTAAATATTCAAGAGAAATTGGAAGATATTACCCGTGATTTTCTTATTAAACGTTTTGGTGTTTTAAAACCATTCTGGAATGATGAGACGCAGGATATTGATGTCGAAGTAAAAGACCCTCGTCTTATAATGGTCCCTCGTAAACGCGTTAAACCTAACGGACTTCCTTATGTAATAGAAATAGAGGGTTTTTCTCGAGAGGAGATGACTGACTTTTTTGATATAAAAGATGAAGATTTAACAATGCAACAACCATCGGTAGAGACGGGTATTGATAAGGAACATAAAAAAGGTTTTCAGGTATTTGAAGTTTCGACATCTCTTTACAAAGCGTGGTTTCATAATAATAAAGTTGTCAGAAGGGAAATAAATCCTTATTTTGATTTTGAAGGCGAGAAAGTAAAAATTGAAGGTAGTAGGAAGAAGGAAACTAAATTTTTTAATCATTTCGATCTTCCTAAAAAGAATTATATCTTCTTTGCGGGATTTAACGTTTCTTCAGATCCTTTACCCGATACGTCGCTTGTTGAAACGGTGATACCTATAGCAGACGCTATCAACGTACAGAAGCGTGGTATCATCAACAACCTTAAGTTTATGGGTAATGGTCAGGTTTATGTCGATAGTGACGCGATGACTGAGGAAGAAGCGGATAATATGACCAATGAACCCGGACTTATTTTACGCGGTGCGGGACTTGCAAGTGAGCAAAAGATCCGTCGTGAGCCGGGAGTTCCACTACCAAACGCTCATTTTGCAAATCTCCAACATTCAGAATTGGTGTTTGATAACATTATGGGAGTACACTCCGCTACGCGTGGCGCCGCGCAAGCCCGTACGCTCGGTCAAGACGTTCTCTCACGCCAACAGGATTTTACACGGATTGATACTATCACGCGTGTACTTAATCGCGGCGTCGATGAACTTGCAAACTGGTTTTTTCAGTTAATGCGAATGTTCTATGATGAAACGCATATTATCAAGATTCTCGGTGAGGAACGTTCGGTTGAAACGATTAAATTTAACCGTGACCAGATTGAAGAAGGTATCGAACTCGTCGTTACGTCCGGTACGCAACTTCCAATGGATGAGGTTGCGCTTCGTACCGAAGCGGTACAATTATGGCAATTCGGTGCGATCGATCCTACGACATTGTTTGAACGTTTGAAATTCCCTAATCCGGAGAAGGCGGCACAACGTCTTCAAGCGTGGAAATCGGGTCAGCTTACGCAGGAAACAGAGGCTAAGATTGCTCAAGATCAGGCAAAAAATAAGGGTAAGCAGACTCCACAAGGAGGTAATCAAAATAATCCTAAAGGCAGGGGAGGTGAAAGTATTACTGATGTAATTACTCGCGCTCGCGAGGCACTTGCAAAGTCTCCTGCCTCGACAGAAAAAAAGTAATGTTGTAAAATATAGATATGCGTATTAAAAGAGATGAAAACGATTATATAATTGATAAAAAGACTAATTGTTGGAATTGGAATTATTCTTTAGATACAGATGGTTATGGTAGATGGGGTAGTATAAGAATGTTTAAACATTTTTATAAAAAGTATAAAGGTGAAATACCAAAAGGTTTACAAATAGACCATTTGTGTCATAATAGAAAATGTATAAATCCAAAACATTTAGAAGCGGTTACTCAAGCAGAAAATTCGAGACGAAGAATAGACCTTAAATTAAATTTGAAATCTGTTAAAGATATTAAAAATTTATATAAAAAAGGATTTAAACAGAATCTAATAGCAAAAAAGTTTAATATCAATCAATCTCAAGTAAGTCGTGTAATTAACAATTTACGTTGGGCATAAAGGAATAAATATACGCCATCACATACTACATCAGAACGAATCAAGAATATTGTAAGAGGAGCCGGGGAGACTACACGCAATATAGGTGGGACCCTACGTTCACGTTTACCTTCGACGTTACTCGGACGTAAAAATTTCAATAAAGCTTCACGCAGAATTCGAATGCTTGCTCGTGGTGATAACCCATCTGCCGCTCGCCAATTTACTATTAGTCAGCTTAGAACGATTCTCGGTCAGGTCCGCGGAACGGGTTCGGAAGGTGAAATAGCTAAACGATTAAGAGCTATGGGTGGTTAGTATGCCATTGCCAGTTACCCGAGATGTTGGTAAGATTGTACGTGAGTTGAAGAAGGGTAGAAAACGCTCTCGTAGTCAAAGAATCGCGATTGCATTAAATCAAGCACGAAAAAGCGGAGCGAACGTTTAAAAAATTTAGTAATGTCACAAAAGACGTAAAAATGAATGCCGGACAAAACCGGATAAAAATGAATGCCTGAATCAACAGGTTTCAAATGAAAGGAGTTTATATGTTTATAAACGACGACCTCGACAACGGGGATGACCAATTTGAGGATATTGACAACGAAGATGAGTTCGGTGACGGTGATGGTGGTGATAAAGATAAGAAGGATGATAAGGATAAGGATAAAGATGATAAGGATAAAAAAGATAAGACTACCGATTCTCAAAAGTCAAAACTGCGACAGAAGATTAGGGATCTTAAAGATAAACTAGCAGATAAGGATGATAAGGATAAAAAGGATGATTCTCCGGATTCGGAGAAGAAAGCTCAAAAGTTTATCGATGATCGCGCCCGCAAGGTTATTAAGGAAGAACAGGAAAAGGCAGAAAAAGAAGAACAGAAGGTTATTGATGAATTTGAGGATGAACTCGATGAAGCCATCGAGGATTCAGACTTCGATAAAGACGCCATTTTAGACGTCTGTGAGGACCTAAAAGTCCGACCGAAGATTGCAGTCAAAATTCTCAAACGTGATGAGGAAAAATCGACGAAAAAAAAGCCTAAACCTAAACAACCTAAATCTGAAGGTGGCGACGCTGATGTTAAAACGTCTGACAATGAAAAGAAAGATAAAGATACTCCTAAAAAAAGTATTTTCGACATAGGCGAAAGCATCAAAAAGACCCTAAGAGACACTCTGAAGCGGTCTTAGTCATTAGTCTATAGAAAGGGACAAGATTATGCCGGGTATTCAACTTGGTAATTTCGTCCAAACTGTAACTCGGGAAAAATTCTTCCCTAAAATATAGTGGGGAAGTAAAATCTTCTCTGATTAAAGTGGAAGCCCTAGTTCTTTGATATATTGTATTACAGTGAGAAATATGATATTCTCACTGTATGAGAAAGTGTTATATCTGTAAAACCAGTAAAAATATCTCTGAATTTTATAGAGATAAATATTCTAAAAATGGATTTGCTTTTCGTTGTAAGGATTGTGATAAGGTGATTCATAGAGAATATTACAAAAAGAATAAGAAAGTAATTTCTGAACGGATACAGAAATGGAGATTGAAAAATGAAAATGAAGGAAATCATCATTTTTGGAATCGTATTGCTGGTAGATATGGAATTAACGGAATAGATTTACAATCTCAATTTTTATCGCAAGGGAGTAAATGTTATTACTGTAATATTAAACTTAAATTTAAGGATGTTAGAGTAGAACATTATTATCCGAAAGATAAAAAAAGAATTGTTATTGCTTGTGATGATTGTAATCGTCTTAAATGGACAAGAGATGGAGATGAATTTAAAAACTTTCTAAAACAATATATTTCAAGGTTCACGGGGGTAACACACAGCAAACGTAATTGTAGCTGAAACGACTGAGCGAGAAGACACCGAAAGGTGATGCGACAGTCTGAACTCTACGTATAACAAAATGAAGGTAGAGAGGGAGACTCGAAGAAGCTCCCCGCCTCGCAAGGGGTCATAAAAGTAACAGATTGGCAGTTGTAGATAACATATTTGAAGGAACAGTTCTCTTTGATAGGTTACGAGGAAAATCTCGTACGTGGAGTGGCGGTAGACGATTAACAATCCCTACGACGCTCTCGGATAGAACTTCTCTTGGTTCTTACTCTGGTTTCGATACTTTTGTAACGACGCAAGAAGATGTCCGTCAACTTTTCGTTATCGATCCATCTGAATATTACGCAAATTTAACTATTTCTGGTATTCAGAAGGCGGCAAATAAAGGACAAGAAGCCTTTGTTGATTTGCTTTCAGCAGAATTTACCGACGTTTCTCGCGCACTCCGTGAAGAAATGGCGGAGGATTCTTATCTTGATGGAACCGGTAATAATAACAAGGACATTGCAGGACTTGTTGTGCATATCGACGACGCTACGAACGTAAGCACTTATCAAGGACTTTCCCGAAGTACGTTTACGAATCTTAACGCTACGTTAAGTACGCAATCTGGTGCGCTTGGTTTTTCAAACCTTGCGGCAGACTATGATGCGGCTCAACGTGGTATGGATTCTCCAACACTAGCGGTAACCACTCCTGCTATTTGGACGATTATTGAGGCGTTGATTACGCCTACAACCAACTTTGAAGTTGGTAAGCAGTATCCAAAACTTGTACCGACTGGTGGTACAGAGGGTATTGTCGTCAATCGTGGGTTCAACGCGATATACTATCGCGGAGTACCTGTCGTTTCTGACGAGAAATGTACTGCACAAAATCTTTTTTTCATCAACGAAAATCACCTATTCCTTTATGAAATGGAACACGATCCTATGTTCGTCGTTGCAACTAAGCAAGGATGGGGTTGGACAGGTTGGAAGAAATCACAAAACCAGAATGCTATCGTAGGTCAGCTTTTATTTGCTGGTCAATTAGTCGGCGATAGTCCACGAACGATGACTCGAAGAATTTCGATCTCGTCATAAGGAGTATATATATATGTTATCTTCATTACCCGGAATCTTCGGGATAAAACCCAACGAAGTTTCCACAACTCCTGTTCATCCGCTCGGATCGAAAGGTTTCGCGCCTGATGGACGAATCTATCGTTATTCTCGTAATAGCACTACCGCACTTGTGCGTGGTGTGGTTACGAAAGCGGCAGATGTGACGGACGATCACGAAAACGTTGTATTCCAAGCCGCCGGTGCGGTTGGTGATACTGTTGTTAATATCACCATTTCCACCACTTCAATCGCGGCAAGCGAATATACCGAAGGTTATCTTGTTATTGTTGATGACGCAGGTGAGGGACACACTCACAAGATCAAACGTCACGAAATCGGTACCGGTACAATTCAATTAACGTTGGAAACACCGTTACTTGTTGCTACCACGACCGCTACGACCGTTACACTAGTTAGAAATCTCTATAATCTCCTTACCATTACGGATACAGGACAGAATGATATTCCTACAGGTGTAACACCGAGAGCAATCGCCATAAGCGAATATTACTGGTCACAGACTGGAGGTATAGCGGCAGTATTGCAAGATGAGAATATTACTGCAGGTA